ACATACCCATAATCATAAGCTAATTCCCACCAGGATCCATTATAATCTTCATATGGAGGATGTCCATAAACAGGATGTCCCATTATATTTCCACCAATTGATATTATAGCTGACCCCAAATCAAACTTAAAACGACCATCAATAGACGCTAATTGTAAATCTCTACTTCCTTTATCTAAATATTTTACTTTAGTAACCAATCTTTTATCTGACCATTTAAACCAATATTCCTGATCAGTAAACTCATGTCCCTGGTTTCTTATTGAACTAGCGGAAATAAGGTATTCTAATCCATCTACAGCTCCAAATAAAGCATTGTCACTTAATTGTTTTTCGTCCCCTTTATAAAAATTATTCTTAACTTGGTATGGAAATAAAGCTATCTTTCTAACTCCCAACGAATATTTATAATCATCATCTAAGTTTAAATCCCCATTGATATATGGCGTAGAAATCGAAGCAGAAGTATAAATAGTTGAATTATCAAAAAAACCGCCAAAGCTATAACACAAAGACGATACCAAACATAGAAAACCTCTAGCCAATCTTTCATTCATCAAAACCTTCCTCCTGGATTTCTTTTCTCAAGTTTATTTAATCTTGTTTCAAAAGATTTTATATTATTTGTCAGATTATCAAGTTTTAACTCTATTCCTGATAAATCTATTTGGGGAATATCTATTTCTTTATCTTTTAGTTTATTAAGTTCTTTTTTAATATACTCAAGATCAGATGCTAATGGTGTAAGTTGTTTAACTAATTCCTTTATTTCTTTAAACATTTCATCATATTCATCTAATTTATATGATATTATCTTTAAATCACCAGCTCCCTTAAGACTATTAAGTTCATTAACAACAAACTCATACTCCATTCTATTTGGAGAATTATTTGATTCTATATCATTTAGTTTGCCTGTAATGCTAAAATAAGTTGCACTAGCAGAAACTAATACAGCACCTATCGTTACTAAAAACTTTAAATCAAATGTAAATTTACTTCCTTCTCCTATTTCAGTTGCCATAGGTTTCTCCTGTTTTATTTCCTTAAAACTTTTAGGCTGTTCATTTAAAGCTTCTGTTACTTCATCAACTGTAACATACTTTTCCTCTATAAGTATTTTACCTAAAGGAACAGATCTATCATACTTGATAGCTTCTTCAGATTGTTTCCTTAAAGCTGCCTTAAGCTGTTTTTTATTTATATAACCTTTTAATAAAAGTAAATCTCCAATTTTCATCCTTCAATTAACTCTCCCCATAAACTTGTTTTTCCTTTTATAATCTGTATAATATGGACTGTAAAATGTCCACCTTGATAAAAATCAACTATCGCAAAAGCATGAGCCCAATTAATTCTTCTATTACCAAGCCACTCATTCTTACTAGCTGACATATCTTTTAAACATCCAATTGACCAAGCACTCTTAGGTCCATCCATATGTGTAGCAGACATTTGCTGCAAATCGTGCCAATGTCCATACATTATATTACAACCCAATTTTCTTAAATGGTTTGAAGTATGGTATTGACCTCCATATTGATGTCCATGATAAAAAAATAGTTTTCCAATTTTTAAATGTTTACCAAAACGATAATAAGTATATCCTCGTTCTTTTAAATTAACTGCATTGGCAAACTTGTATTGTGGTATATATGGATATTTTTCAACTACCATATTTAACCAATTATCATGGTTACCCTCAGTAATGTATCTCTCTTTAGTGTTAGCTTTATCGAGAGATTCATCTACTTGATCCATACAATTGTTTACATCTCTTACATCTTTTTCAAAATCTTTTATTAAGTATTCAAGAGGTGGTGCTTTCTTTCTTTTAAATCTCCACGCACTAAAAGCATTCCATTCTCCTATATCCCCTAAATCTACATAAATATCTGGCTTTACAATTTCGATCGTTTTACATAAGACATTAATACTCTTCTTGTCATGTAAAGGAAAGTGCTTATCAGGTGTGACAATCGCCCTTTTTACAACGCCTTTATCACTCATTTAACCTCTTATTATGCTGATTTTACTTTTGCGACTATATCGCTTAATTCTTTTGCTCTATTGGGACTGTCTGAACGAGCCCATTTTGAATCGAGCATTTCCTCCGCAGCTTCTTCATATTGTTCTGTTTCCAATAAATAAATACTCTTCTTAAAACGACTAAAGCCTTTTATGCCCAACTGATAAACAAGATCTAAAACTACAGCCTTTATCATTTTTGGACTATCTTTATACCATTGAAACACAATACGAAGCCTTGAATCTAATTTTTTTAAATCTTCTAAACACCACTTTTCCCCTGTTTCTTTGTCTACATTTAAATAATCAACTCTTTTTCCAAAAGCCACAGTTAGGTATCCAGCAGTACAAGTATATGGTTCACTTCTAAAGCCTTCGTGTTTTTTAACTAATTCTAATGCTTCATCTAAATAATCTTTACCAAAACGCATCATTTTTCAGAGGTAGTTTTAGGTTTCTTTTTAGGAACTTTTTTCCATCCTTTTTCTTCAAGCCTTTTAATTTTACTTTCGGTCAAGTCCTTAGAGTCAAATGTTTTTCTAACTCCATTTTTACCTCTTCTTGTACCTGTATATTTATAAATGATTTTTGACATAAGTTTTTACCTTTTATTTAAATCCAGGGGGGTGTTTCCACCCCCCTTTATTATTATTTAACAGTTAGAATTAATCTAAGCTATCATACAATGTGATAATTCTTCTATCACCTGCTGAATCTGCATTTCTAACTACACAACCATATAATGCATCAAAAGAAACTAAGTCTTGCATATATGTATGTTGATAAGATCTTTTAACGCCTTGTGCTTGAACAGCTGTATAAAGAGCTGATTCATGAATAGCAAAACCCATTAAATGATCGTCATCAGCAGTATCGCCACCACTTGAACCTGTATCAAAACCTGTCCAAGCTTGTGTTCCTGTTTCAGTATTAGCAGAAACAGAAGCAACATCCAGGTATGCATTATTAGACATAACAACAGGCATTCCAAGAAGTGTTCCTACTGAACCTGTTCTTGCGAAGTCTGCACCTAGAGGAGCTTGTGTACCAATGTCAAAAGCACTTCCAACATTAGCTAAAGCACCATAAGTAACAGGAGATAATACTAGAGTCCAACCTTTAGTATCACCTGTTTCGCCTACTATTAAACCTAACAATGAAGCAAGATTAGCTTCAGTAAAACTAGTTCCAACTTCAACTGCAGCTGTAGTACTTGATATACCATCGCCAGAACCTAAAGCAGTTTCAAGATTAGATACTATAGAATAAGCAATATAGTTATCTACAGCTCTTGCTATAGCATAGCCCATTTGATTTGAATAAAGGCTAAATAGATCATAAGTAGCTTGAGCTTTTACTGCATCAGGAATCCATATAGGAGCAACATGATGTTGATCTATTGTTAAAGTTGTAGATGTTGCAGTATCACTACCTGATACATCAAGAGTAACTACTTCTGCATTTTGTGTTACAGCTTTAACGATAGGAGTACCAACATGAGGAAGATTAATTTTATCTCCACCACCAGCTGCTAAAGCTGATAAGTCTGTACCTAGTTTAGAAAGTACTGTATTTTTATTAAAGGAATCCAATACCGCTTGTCCCCAAACTTCAGGAACAAACTGATCACCGATAGTGTCTGCATTAGCACCTAGAGTACTACTGCCTCCTACACCACCAATAAGTATATTAGAGCCCAAAGGGTCAGTCAATGCCATTTTTTTCTCCAATTTACGCGTTCTTTCAACTGCACTATTGTGCCTTCATTTTGAACGACTTATTTACTTTAATTGTTTACAAATATAAAAATGTATGATTACTTAGCATTGAATTCTTTTACAATATTACCCCAATTAGCTTTCTTTTCATCTTCAGTAAGCTGGCTATAAGGTTTACTAGGCATATCAGTCCTTGCCTTATTTATAACCTCAGGAGCATTATTTGGTTTAACATTCATAACTTTGCTAGTAACATACTCAAGAGTATCTAATCCCAATGAATTTAATTGTTCTCGATCCTCTTCAGGGTGCTGATCTAAAAGAATTTTTTTTCTCCTAGCTTCATATTCATCATGTTTTAAAGCTTTCTTAGTTAAAACTTCATTTTCAGAAGACACCTTTTCGTATAAGGCTTTAAAATCTTCCTTCTCTTTTAGTTTTTGCTCTTCCTGCTTTGTTAACTTTAACTCATATTCGGCTATACGAGCCTCAGCTTCCTGAGCTCTCTTACGATACTTTTTACTCTCTGCAATATACTGTTCATTAGAGCTATTTTGAACAGTTTCTTCAACAGGACTTTCACTAACTGTTTCTGTCTTGTTTATATTATCATCTTGTGGCATACTGCCTCCTAATATGTTAATTTTTTAATATATCATAACCTTAAAATATTAAATTAAAATTAAAAAAACAATAAAATTTAAGGAAAATCTTAAAAAAACTTTGTTTTTTTTAAATATATTGCTCAAATTATATAGGTATATTTTATCTCTTATGGAAAATGTTGATATAAAATTCAAAGATAATTGGTTTAATTTCATGGGGTATAAACCTCACGAAGGTCAATATAAACTACATTTTCCTGAAAAAGATAAAGCTAGGTTTACTGTGGCTGTATGTGGCAGAAGATGGGGAAAGTCACTTTCTGCTTCTATGGAAGCTTCTGCTATTCTAGCTAAAGAAAACACAAGAGTATGGGTAGTTGCTCCAACATATGATTTGTCAGAAAAGATTTTTAGGGAAATATGGCAACATATGGTGGTTAATAAAGGAATGCAGACTACCAGGGCTTCTTTTAAGGAACAATTTATAGAATTTGAGTGGGGATCAGTACTTGAAGGAAAGTCAGCAGACAGACCTGACTCACTTGTAGGTGAAAGTTTAGATCTTCTTATTATTGACGAATGCGCTAAAGTTAAAAGAAATATATGGGAAATGTATCTTCGTCCAACTTTATCTGATAGAAAAGGAAGAGCTATATTTATAAGTACCCCTGAAGGTTTCAATCATTTATATGATTGGTATCTTATGGGACAAAAAGACAATAATTGGTATTCATTTCGTTCCCCATCGTGGGAAAACAATGTAGTATTTCCTGATGGAGAGAATGATGAAGACATACAAGAAGCTAAAAGAAATGTTACAAAAGAAATTTTTGATCAAGAATATAGAGGACTCTTTACATCGCTTAGCGGTAGAGTTTATTCTTTTGACAGGAATATTGATATGGGGAATTATCCTTATATTCCTAATTTACCAACATTTTGCAGTATAGACTTTGGTTATCGAATGCCCTCTGTGGGTTGGTTTCAAACATATAAAATGAATGGACAATGGCATATAAATATGATAGATGAAATATCTCATAAAACTAATATAAAAACAGATGAATTAGTAGATGCTATTAAAAGTAAGCCATATTTTATAAGAAATTACTATGGTGATCCCGCTTCTAAACAAGTCCAGGGACAATCAGGACTTGGAGATTGGGAAATATTTAGAAGAAAAGGCATATATGTTGAATCTGTTAGGGACAGAACTAGCAGAAGCATAGCAAGTGGTATATCTCATGTTAGAAGTTTTATTGAAAATGCAAATGGTGAAAGATTTTTACATTTAAACAAGAATTGTCAGGGAACTGCAGAAGATTTTGAAATGTATAGATACCCTGAAGAAAAACAAGGTAAACCCTTAAAACCTGAACCTGTAAAAGATGGACATAGTGATCATGGTATGGATATGGTCAGGTATTTTTTTATAAATAGATTTCCAATTAAAAACAAAGAATTTAAAGTGAGGACAAGATGATTTATAATTCAGTAATGAGTGCAGAACAAATAATTAAAAATTCTGTAGCGGAGGCAAAACTACAAAATGAAAGAGCTAGAAGAAAAGAAATAAGGAAACTTTTAGATTTCTATTCAGGTTCAGAAATTGAAAAATATATACACGATTTCTTTCAAGCGGATCAGTTTAAGGAAATTCCTTGTTATAATGCAAATATTACTAAAAGATTTATAAATAAGCTTAGTCAAATATATACAGTTGGGGGTAAAAGAAAGGTAAATAAACAATATGAACAACTTACCATCAAGAAAGATGTAAGATTTAAACATATTGAAAGAATGACTAGACTATTGGGGACTGTAGCTACTCAAGTTATATGGAAAGAACATAATGGAATGCCTTATTTCGACTACAGACCTGTTTATTATTTTAATGTACATTTAAAAGACGCTTTTACTCCATCTGCTATTATGTATCCATTTCATATGCCAACAGATGATATTTCATATGGAGAAAAATGTGAATGGGCATATTGGGATGAGTCTGTTTATATACATTATGATGAAGAAGGTAATATTTTAAATGAATATGAACATGGATATGGAGTTCTTCCTTTTATATTTACACATAGAGAAGATCAAATAGATTCATTTTTTGTAGAAGGAGCTACTGATATATGTGGAGCTAACCTTCAAGCAAACATAACTTTAACTGAACTTCAATTAGGACACAGATTTCAAATGTTTGGACAAGCATATACAACAGGAGTATATACTGATAAACCTATGCAAAGAATGGGATCAGACAGAATATTAGATCTTCCTGAAGGTGGTACATTTGATATAGTATCACCTGGTGGTGACCCACTTGCTGTTATTGAATCATTAAAGTTTCAATTAGAACTTGTAGCCCAAAATAACCATCTTTATATTCAATTCTCGCAAGATGGGGGTGAAACACCTTCGGGACTTGCACTTAGAATAAAAGATTTAGACAGATTTGAGGATTATACTGACGATATTGAACTTTGGCGACACTATGAACATAAATTTTATCATGTTGAAAGAGAGATTGCAGCTTATAATCAAGTAAACCTTCCTGAAAAGTTTGGTATTGACTTTAATGAAATAGAATATCCTAAAACAGTCCAGGACCAATTAGCTTGGAATGATTGGATGTTATCTAATAACTTAACAACACTGCCAGAATTATATGTTAAGTACAATAAAGACTACGATATAAAACAAGCTGAGAAAAAAATTGAAGAAAATAAGGGTTTAAATGGCACAGAAGAAGAAACAACAACAGGATCGTTATTTAGTCAAGCTCGTACAAGAGTTGAAAACAATAAATGATTTTGAAATTAATTTACCTAAGGATAATATAAACACCATACTTGATGATCCACAAAAATGGGGTGAGGAAGTAGCTGAAAGTTTTATTTTATCCTTTATCCCCAAATTTATAAAGGCAAAGAAAGCAGGAAGAAAACTTGCCACTAAAATAATGGAGTCCAATGATAAGTAAGATAGAAATGACATTAGATTTTGTAAAAGCTAGTAAAAAAGCTTCTAAATTAGTTAAAGAACTAACATTAGACTTGTATGAATCTAAAGATATAGCTAGAATTATAAAAAATAGAATTAAAGATAGTATAAACTACAGAGGGGATAAGTTAAGAAATTTAGAAAAATCTACTAGAAACATACGAAAAATGAGAGGTATTTCAGGGACTAAACCACTTATAGAAACAGGAAAACTTTTAAATTCAATTAAAAATGTAAAGACTAAAAATAAAATTGGCATTAGAATGAACGAATATGGTGTACATCAATCTAGGGGATTTACCACTAATAATCATTTTGCTATTAAAAGAAACAATAAAATAGTAGGATGGAGGGATTATAGTGATGGAAGGTATGTTCCACCTAGATCGTTTATATATCCTCCTGAAAAAGGTAAAAAATCTACAATATCTGAAGATCCATTAAGAGAAATACAATTTGATGATACAGACAAAAAATTTTTAATTAAAAAACTTAAAAAGATATTAAGACACAAAAAAGTGATAACTATAAAATAAAATGGCGATAGAGATAACAAATGATGAAATTGAAGAAATTCTTAATAACATTGATCAGGAAATTGAAGAAGAAGACAGGTCACTCCTCGCCTTCCTCGCACTTACAATCGGATTTGACATTGCAGTATTCGCAAATAGAATTAACAAACAAATTGTTACTTTTAGAGAAACTGGTATTTCAGATGCAGGAATCGCTAGACTCCTTGCAACCGACCTCGCCAACAATGGGAGAATCTTTGGAGAGTTACGAAATTCCATTATCAGAGGACTTGTACTTGGAAATAACTCATTTTCTAGGTTCGGACAACTTAATGTTTATGGGGATAGCGTAGAATTATATACCTGGGTTACTGTTCAAGGTAAAAAGATATGTGATGACTGTATAACTAGATCAGGAGAGGTAGATACATTTGAAAATTGGTCTGCTAGAGGACTTCCAGGAACAGGTTGGAGTGTATGTGGGGGTAGTTGTTATTGTATACTAGTACCTGAAGATTCAAATACATCACAAACGATCATTATTGACCAAAATGAACTCGCCTAAGTCATAAAGAATAAAGCGCTAATAAACATATACCAAATCGCTGTACAAAACAATAAGGCTACTACATAAAACAATATTCTAAACATAATCCAAAATATATCACTATTTTCTATTTTTTCGCTTAACATTCTTCTCCTTCTCTAGTCTTTTTAATTCGTTTAACCAATCAGCTCTCTGTGTTTTAGTGGGTTTACCAGGTGGTAGTGGAGGAAGTCCAACTTTCTTAGCCCTAGCCCTAATATGATACCAACTATTATATTGTTCTTTTCTCTTCTTTATCTTCTTATGATTCTTCTTTATATCCTCAATCCTATTTTTCTCTTTTCTCATTCGTTTTATAGGTTTATCGTTAACCTTATTCCTCTTAGGAAGTTTACTTTCATTAACGACTATTGTATCAAGTATCTCTTTAGGAGTATAACCTACATTAGGTATCTCTTCATCAACATCTATTATATCCGCATCCTTAGCGTCTAACCATTGTTGAAATGGAGCCTGAATATTAACACTAACCCTCTTAACTATCTTATTAGCTATCTCAAAGGCTAAC